GTATATTTAATGAGCATAGAAAAAATACTTGTATTTTTTCTATGCAAAAATTATTTATCAAAGATAAATAATTTTTCATTTTTTATGAAATTTTTAATAATTTTCATAAAAATGGGTGTATTTGATTTGTATGTATTAATAAGTTAGAAGAAAGTTTATCTTCCAAAAAATCAATTATTATAAATAATTTATACACTTATTTTCATGAAAATTATAACAAATTTTATAAAATTTATTTAGAACGACATAAAAACAAAGATTTTCTGTCTGAAGATTGTGATAAATCTTCGATTTAACACAATCATGTATTTAAAAATAATATTTAATAAATGTATATAATTTTTCGAGTAAAAGTATATTTAATGAACATAAAAAAATACACATATTTTTTTGATGCAATAATTATTTATCAAAGATAAATAATTATTCATTTTATATGAAAATTAGTGTATTATAAATATTGTCATTTATTGAAACAATATACATAAATATTAGATCAATATGATAGATAAAATTAAATTTATCAAAATTATATTTTTATTATAAATACACTATAAAATGAGTATATAAATATTGAAATTATCTTTATTTAAAAAGTGAGACTATTTATAATTTAATGTCATTTGGAGATATATCATTAATATTAGATAAAATAATGGTAATTATTAATAAAAATAATTATAATAATATATCAGATATATATCAGATAAAAAAAAAAATTAAAAATGAATTATCTAATGATTTTCCAGATATTGATTCTAAAATATTAGATGAAATAATTAAAAGATTATATTCAGTTAATTATTCATTAAATGAAATATCTTTTGATAATGGTAAAAATTGTTTTAGAGAATTTGAAGAAAATTATCCAAGTATAAAAATACCGAAAAAATATCAAAAATTAGAAAATCATTTTAATAAATTACTTAAAATGCCACAACCTGTACAAAGAACGAAAGAATGGTTTGATTATCGTTATAATAGAATCACAGCATCAGATACAGCAGCAGCAATAGATTTAAATCCTTATGAACCAGTAGAATCTTTTATTCTAAAAAAATGCGATCCAGATTACCCTTTCAGGGATAATGCTACTGTATTTCATGGGAAAAAATATGAACCTATAGCAACTATGATATATGAACATATATATAATAATAGAGTTTTTGAATTTGGTGCTTTACCATCTGAAAAATATTCTTTTTTAGGTGCATCACCTGATGGCATATGTTCTAAATATACATTAGATAATAAATTTTCAGACCGATTGGGAACAATGTTAGAAATAAAATGTCCTGTAACTAGAGAGATTCATACAAGTGGTAATATTATCGGTGATATATGCCCATTTTATTATTATTGTCAAATTCAACAACAATTAGAATGTTGCGAGTTAGATAATTGTGATTTTTGGCAATGTAAATTAACAGAATATAAATCAAAGTATGATTATTTAGATGATGATTGTAGCAAATGCCAAAATACTGAAGGTAATAATAGTACTATAATCCATATTGATAATAAATTAAAAAAAGGAATAATATTAGAATTTTATCCTAAAAATTTTCAACCTGAATTTCCAGAAGATAATATTGAATGGAAAAGTAAATATATTATTCCTAAAAGATTAGATATGAATATTGATCAATATAATAGTTGGATATTAAATACATTAGATGAATATAAAATACTTTATCCTGAAATTGATAAAAATTATTATTTCAATAAAATAATATATTGGAAATTAGATATGTCTCATAACGTTAGCATTAAACGTGATGATGTATTTTTGAATAATATTATTCCTATATTACAAGATACTTGGAATAAAATTGTTTATTATAGAAAAAATAAAGATAAATTAGATGAATTAAGAGAAATATCAGATAGAAGGAAAAAATATATTAAAATTAATACTAATTATAAAATAAGTAATAATGAAGTTATAAAAGATAAATTTTTATTTTTAGATTCATCTTTTATTAGCAAAAAAAATATAATAAATAATTGTAATTTCATTAATGATTAGTAATTAACTAACTCTATTTTTTACCCTGATCACCTTCACCAGGGTTTTTTCTTGATCGTCTTTTAGGTTCTGGGGAACTACCGCCTTTCATTGTACCTTCTTTTTTTGATGATTTTTTTGTTTTAGATACTTTTTTTTTATCGATTGATGCTTTTTTAGATGCTTTTTTAGATGCTTTTTTAGATGATGTTTTAGCACCACCTTTCATAGTTCCTTTTTTTGATACTTTTTTAGATCCTTTTTTAGATGCTTTTTTAGATACATTGGCAGTTTTGGATACTTTTTTAGAGGATTTTTTTTTAGCACCTCCTTTCATAGATGCTTTTTTAGATGCTTTTTTAGATGCTTTTTTAGATGCTTTAACAGTTTTAGATGCTTTTTTAGATGCTTTCTTTTTAGGTTGTTTTTTAGTTTTACCATCCATCGTTTCTGGAGAGATATTGCCTACATGGTGTGGATTATCTAGGTCTTCCTCTGGTTCTTGATTATGTATTTCATCATTTTGATCCATATCTATATATATATAATTAGATAAAATTTTTTAAATTAAATATTTTTTATAATATTAAATTTTTTTTATTTGATATTTGATTACCTGACATATTCTTAAATTTATAAGAAGGGATTTTACCTTTTTTTTCAGTAGGTCCATATCTAAATTTAGTTTTCTTACCTGATTTTTTTTTCATCATAGCTTGTATAAAAGATTGTCTCATAGGATTAATAGGATAACCTGTACATTGAAATATAAATTCTTGAAATACACTATTATCTATATTTGATATATTTTTCTTATTTAAATATTTATTTTTAGTATCATTTAAATTATTTATTAATTTAATATAAATAGAATTATCATTAATTTTATTTATTTTATTATAATAATGATTACATAAATAATATAATATTAATAAATTATAAGCACCAAAATATGTTTTCTTTTTATCTGATTTATTATATATAATACATCTTTGATTATTTCCATATAATATTAATATTAAATTATTATTATAATAATATTCAATTCTTCTATCCAAATAATCAAAAAATGGATAATATTCTTTAGTAGTTATTGATTTAAATTTATTTTTTAATTTTATATATATAAATTTTGCATTATTTTTTAAATCATCTGTAATTATTTCATAATAAGGAATATCATTTATTATATTTTTTTTTGATATTTTATTAATATAATAATTATAAGCATAAAAACCTACAACAACATATTTAGAATTATGTATAATTTTATGTCTGATAAATCTTAATATATCCTGATTATCATATTTTAATTTAATATTTAATTTATAATCAGGATTTTTATAAAAAGGATAATAACCTAATAATTTATGACAACGTGATATCATTTTATCTAAACGCCAATATGATATCATTGGATCTGATAATATTCTAAAAGAATCTATTAACATAAAATGTGGGTGAATACATATAATATTATCAATTTTAATTGTTGGTACATTTTTGTACAAATTATAAGGCATATACGAAATATCACAATAATTTATAAAATTTACAAAAATTTTATAAGTTGCTTCATGAATTCCTTCTTTACCTTCAACATGTTTATGATTCATTTTAAATAATTCATCAGATAAATTTATCACATCAACTAAAGGTTCTGGAGAATAAAATTCAATATCTGCTATATTTGGTAAATTATAATATAAACCATTTATTTTTTTATAAATTCCATCATCTTTATTTTTGTTAATAATTTGTAAATTTTGAGCAAAACCTCCATACATTATTCTTTTATGTTTTATTATATAATTTTTAATTATATTTATAACATCATTCATTTCATCTATATTAGGTTCATAATTTTTATTATATATTATAGTAGCATCTTCTTTTACTTTTTCTATAACATTAATTACATTTTCATAATTTTTATTAGTATACATTATTTAATATGAGATTTTTAAATCTCATATTAAATATATAATTATTTTAATATAAAATTTTGTATTAATTAAATAATTCTTTAAATTCATTATGATTATTATCTACTTGATAATTTTTTATAAAATTATCATAATTTAATTCACCTAATATATCAAGTTTATACATTATATTATATTTATTTATAAATAATTCAGGAATTATAAAATTGCTATCATTTTTTAAATTTTCATTAAATTTTTTATATAATTCAATATCAACTTGAAATTTATTTTTTTCATTTTCTATCTGTTCTTTATACTTTTTATATAAATTTAATTTATGATTAATATCATGTAATTCACTATTTATTTTATTTTTTTCTTTTTCTAATTGATCAATATTTATAGTTTTTTCATTATCATTTTCTAGTATTTGATTTTGAATATTTATAGTTTTTTCATTATCATTTTCTAGTATTTGATTTTGAATATTTATAGTTTTTTCATTATCATTTTCTAGTATTTGATTTTTATTAGTTATTGTTTCTTTATTGATACAATAACAACTATTTTCATTAAATGTTAATATATTAACATTATTTACTATAAATTTATTTTGCATACATGAATTGATAAATAAAATAGCTAAATTATAATCATTATATACGCCAATTATATTATTATTATATTCTATTAAATAGTTCATTATTTAATAGAATGGAATAAAATCTTTAAATAAAATTGATAATTTAATTATTTATAACATTTATTCTATTAATAATGAATTACAATGAATTATCAAAAGATAATTTATCTAATATTTTATTAGATATAAATAATAATGTGTTACTTACAGATATAATGAAAAAATATAATATAAATACAAAAAATATGAATAATATCTTACATAGTTTGTGTTATAAATTGATTAACTTGCATTATAATGATGGAAATTTAATAAATGAATTATTAAATAAGCAAAATAGTATAAATAATAATCAAAATATTGTAAATGAAGAACAAACATTAGCTATTGATAATTGTAAAAATAATAATCAAAATATTGTAAATGAAGAACAAACATTAGCTATTGATAATTTTAAAAATAATAATCAAAATATTATAAATAATGATCAATTAATTTTAAATGAAGAACAAGCATTAGCTATTGATAATTTTAAAAATGGACATAATATATTTATAACAGGTCCAGCAGGTACGGGAAAATCATTAACTATAAAAAAAATAATAGAACATTGTAAAAACTGTAATATAAATTTTGGATTAACAGCTACAACAGGATCAGCAGCTTTATTAATAGGTGGTAAAACATTACATTCATTTTTAGGAATAAAATTAGCAGAAAAACCACCAGATGAATTATATCAATATGCAAGATATAAATTACCTCATATAGTTAAAAAATTAAGAGATATACAAGTTTTAATTATAGATGAGGTATCTATGTTAAATTCAGAATTATTTGATAAAATATCAAAATATTTATCTTTAGTTAGATGTATAAGAAAAAATTTTGGAGGTATTCAAATAGTATTAATTGGTGATTTTTGTCAATTAGAACCAGTTCAAGGGCAATTTTGTTTTCATTCAAAAATATGGGATGAATTAAATTTGAAAATAATATATTTAAATATAATGGTTAGACAAGATTCGGATAAAAGATTTCAAAAAATATTAAAATATCTAAGATATGGAATATGTAATGATAAAATATATACTATTTTAAACAATCTTAATAATAATATTCATGATATTAAACCAACTATATTATATCCAAAAAATATAGATGTTGATAAAATAAATAAAATAGAATATAATAAATTAATTGAAAATGGTGCACAAAAAAAAATATATGAATTTATATTACCTAAAAATAAAAATGATAAAAATAAAACTTTAACATGGATAAAATCATTAGAATTAGAACCAATAGAATTATGTGTAGGTTTACAAATTGTTGTTACTGCTAATCTTGATCAAGAAAATGGTATAGTTAATGGTACATTAGGAATTATTGAAAAATTACTAGATAATATAGTTATTATTAAAACTTTCAATAATAATAACTATGAAATAAATTATCATAAAACAACATTTATAGATGATGAAAATATATATTTTTATTATATGCCAATTAAATTATCATATGCATTAACTATTCATAGATCTCAAGGAATGACATTAGATGCAATAGAAATAGATATTGGTAAAAATATTTTTGCATCTGGACAAGCATATACTGCAATTTCAAGAGCTAGAACATTAGATTCAATTATTATTAAAGAACTATCTAAAGATAGTTTTATATTAAATAATGATGTTTTGCAATTCTATAGTAAAATAGATTCTAAATTATATTTAGAATAATAATATTTATTATTTATAATGAAAATAATATCATGGAATATAAATGGTTTAAGAGCTACATTAAATACAGATTCTTTAACCGATTTAATTAATAATGAAAATCCTGATATACTTTGTTTAAGCGAAACTAAATTATCAAAACATGATGATTTAGATACACATGAAATATTTAAAAAATATAAATATAAATATTGGCATGCTTGTACTAAGAGAAAAGGTTATAGTGGTACAGCAATATTTACAAAAAAAGAACCTATTAATGTATTTTATGGATTAGATGATGTTGATGATGAAGGTAGAATGATAACATTAGAATATGATAATTATTATTTAATTAATGTATATACTGTAAATTCTGGCGTAGGATTAAGTCGATTAGAATGGAGAGTAAATACTTGGGATACTTCTTTTAGAAATTACATAAATAAATTACAAAAAAAAAAATATGTAATTATATGTGGCGATCTTAATGTAGCACATCATGAAATTGATATTAAAAATCCAAAGCAAAATTTAAGATCTGCTGGTTTTACTATTGAAGAACGAGATTCATTTAGTAAATTATTAAATGAATGTGAATTAATAGATACATTCAGATATAAATATCCTACAAAAATAGAATATACATACTGGTCATATAAACGAAATGCAAGAATTAAAAATATAGGTTGGCGATTAGATTATTTTCTTATTAGTAATGAAATAATTAATAAATTAAAAGATCATGAAATTTTACAAGATATTCATAGTAGCGATCATGCACCAATTAAAATAATTTTAAAAAAATTTTAATGAAATAATATCTAACTTTTATAAAATGAATATGGTATAATAATAAGAAATATTTTTCAAAGATAAATATTTTATTTTTTATGAAATTTTTTATGAAAATGAATATATATAATAAATAATACTTTTTGCAAAATAACTTTATAATTATAAAATACATCCATTTTTATAAAAAATGAAAAATTATTTATCAAAGACAAATAATTTTTGTATAGAAAAAAATAATTGTATTGTTTTCTATGCTCATTAAAGATATCTATTTATTAATAAAATAATTATTACTAACAAATTTATATAAATTTATTAAATATTATTTTTAAATACAAGATTGTGATAAATCTTCGATTTATCACAATCTTAAGACAGAAAATCTTTGATTTTTCTGTCGTTCTAAATATTTTATATAAAATGAATATTGTAGAATAAACATAAAAAAAATACACCCATTTTTATAAAAATTATCAAAAATTTCATAAAAAATATCATTAGATATAGCTATTTATTAAAAAAATAATTATTACTCACAAAATTATATAAATTTATTAAATATTATTTTTAAATACACAAAATACAATTTATAAAATGAATATGATAAACTAGGCATAAA